CGTAAATATAACAGAGCTACAGGGTCGAATCTCAAGGCACCTCAGCCAAAAGGCGGACCTCGTAAACGTTCTTTCTGCGCCCGGTTCAAGGGCATGAAGGGACCAATGAAAGACAGCAAGGGTCGTCCTACACGGAAGGCTCTTGCACTTCGCAAATGGAAATGCTAATGAACAGCAAACGAGTTGATCAAAAAGCCTTCAACAGCAATTTTGTTTCGCAGTCCTTTGACATTGGCCCAGGCCACAGAGGTGCACAAAAGAAACAAAAGATCTACAACAAAGGTAAAAGCACAAACAACCCGCACGAGAAAGAAACTTTTCTTAAGCGGACTGGTCCACAACTACCTCTTGCTAAAAAGAAATCTAAAAAGACTTATGGCTAAACGAGGATTGTACGCTAACATCCACGCCAAACGTAAGCGCATCGCTGCAGGCAGTGGCGAGAAGATGCGTAAGCCTGGATCAAAAGGCGCACCAACTGCAGCAAACTTTAAGCGTTCTGCCAAGACTGCAAAAAAGAAATAGACTTCAGCCGTACGTTCATCCTTCGGGACGCAGGCATCTTACTCATGGAACGGGGGGTAAGGTTATTGAAGTTCATCATGTCTCAAATTGAATTGCGTCAACGTGTCCGCGAACAGCAAGCCAAGCAAAAAGAAATTGTCTTGAAGTATCGTGGTGTTGCTTACATTGTTAAGCGCAATGTCGCATCTAACTAAATATCTTCTGAGCTTTCCACAATTGTAAAGCCCGAAGGAACGGTTTAAGGAGTGGATGATCGGAAAGCGTCCACGCCTACATAAATTTAGATACATCATGCCACATCAATCTAAGGTTGTTAAAGCTGCTATCACTAAAACAGTACCTGATACTGTTGATAACGGTATAGCTTTCAATCGTTGTGGTCACTGTGGTGACAAGAAACCACAATGTCGCAAACAAAAGAAGTGCCTTAAAGGTCTTCTGTAAAAGCTTGGGAGGCACCTCAGAGTCGGACCTCCCTTGCATTGGCTTTTGGCCCGTACGCGGATACCCATTAGCCGTCTAGACGGTGGGATAGACCACAAAAAATTTTTCTCAAAGCTTTGGGAGTTGGTTAATACTATTTACTCCTTACAATGGCACATCAAAGTTCTACGCTGACCACGAGTCTGACTCGTCCTGGTCAGGCTAATTCTGCGGGTGACGCCCGCGCTCTCTACCTGAAGTTGTTCAGTGGAGAAATGTTCAAAGGCTTCCAGTATAATGCTATCGCTCGTGATCTGATCATGAAGCGTACGCTGACGAACGGCAAATCTATGCAGTTCATCTACACTGGTCGCACCACGGCTGAGTACCACACCCCCGGAAACGCAATCCTCGGTAACTCCGACGGTGCACCTCCGGTGGCTGAGAAGACCATCACCGTTGATGATCTGCTCATCTCCAGTGCATTTTTGTATGACCTGGATGAAACTCTTGCCCACTACGATCTGCGTTCTGAAATCTCACGTAAGATCGGTTATGCACTTGCACAAAAGTATGATCGTCTGATCTTCCGCGCTATCACTCGCGGTGCACGTGCTGCTTCCCCTATCACCAAGTCTAACTTCGTTGAGCCGGGTGGCACCCAAATCCGTGTTGGTGCTACTGCCAACGCATCTGATGCATACGATGCTCAGAAACTGACCACCGCTTTCTTCGACGCTGCTGCTGCGATGGATGAGAAGGGTGTGTCTCAAGAAGGTCGTGTAGGTGTTCTGAACCCACGTCAATACTATGCACTGATCCAGGAAGTTGGCAACAACGGACTGATCAACCGTGACGAGCAAGGCGCTGCCCTGCAGTCCGGTCAGGGCATTGTGGAGATTGCTGGTATCAAGATCTTCAAGTCCATGAACATTCCGTTCTTTAGCCAGTATGGCACCAAGTACGGAACTGGTTCTGCAACCAACCCTGGCACCACCTCCCCCGGTAACACTGGCTCCTTTGTCAGCGAAGCTGTGGAAGATGCTGCTAACGATGTCACTGGCATCAACAACGAGTACGGTGAAGAAACCGAATTCGCAAACTCCTGTGGTCTTATCTTCCAACGCGAAGCCGCTGGCTGCGTTGAAGCTATTGGCCCTCAGGTCCAGGTCACCAGCGGTGACGTCTCCGTGGTCTACCAAGGCGACGTGATCCTGGGTCGTCTCGCCATGGGCGCAGACTACCTGAACCCTGCCTGTGCAGTGGAACTGTTTGCTGGCACCGCTACCAAGCCTGCCGCATTCTGATTTATCAACCTACAGGGATCCTTCGGGGTCCCTTTTTTTTATTTATATGGCTTTTCCTACCACTAACGCGCAGCAAGAACTTCCAGCTGTGAATCAAATTCTGCAGTCATGTGGTCAAGCGCCTGTGACTACCCTAGATCAAACCAACCCGGACGTTGCGATTGCCTATCAGACTTTGCTTGAAGTCTCACGGGAAGTACAGGCGGAGGGATGGACATTTAACAAAGAAAACAACTTTGAGTTTGTACCCAATACAGATAATGAAGTGTTGATTCCTGCAAACATTCTGCAAATTGATCTTAGCGATGTTCCTGCTAACGTTGAATACAAAGCAAGTCGTCGCAGTGGCAAACTCTACGATCCAGTTCACCACACCTTTAAGTGGACAAACTTCACAAAACTCGAATGTGATGTTGTATGGCTATTTGATTGGGTTGACCTACCGCAGCCTATTAAGGATTTTATTTCTTCTAGGGCAGCTACAATCGTTTCTAGTCGTATTGTGGGTGACGCTAACCAATATCAAATCCTTCAACAAAAAGAAGCATACACCAGGGCTATGGCTATGGAGTATGAATGTAATCAGGGTGACTATACTTATTTTGGTCATGCTGGTAACACTAATCAGTATATCAGTTTCCAACCTTACAAAGCTCTTACACGATAATGGCAGCCGTAACTCAACGAATCAATAACTACCTTGGTGGTGTATCACGACAATCAGATGACAAAAAGCTACCGGGACAGGTTCGTGAGTGTCTTAACGGCTATCCAGACCCCACCTTTGGTCTGACTAAACGGCCTGGTTTTGAGCACATCGCTAACCTGGGTACTGGCACAACGTACGATGGAGGCAAATGGTTTTTCATCCACAGAACTGACGACGAAAAATATATTGGAGTCATTACGCCTAAGCCTGTATCAGGCAACGGGACTATTGCTATCTGGAACGTAGATGGTACACAATGTACTGTGACGTACGGTTCTGGAGCACAGGCATATCTGACTGGTGACCGTGATAACTATGATGTACTGACTGTACAAGATACATCGATCATTACGAACAACAAAATTGTTGCAGCAAAGGTTGCAGACCCAACGTTTGTTGAAAAGACACGAGCAACCTTGGTTTTGTCTGGCATAGCTGCTAGCTCTAGTTTTGATGTGACTATCAACGGTAGTGCTATCACAACACACAACTCGTCTTCTAGTGATACTTACGATGATGTATTGACTGACCTGAAGACTGCTATTGACGGTTTGTCTATTACTGGACTAACAGTCACAAAATACGCCGCATCTCTTGAACTTGACAGAGTTGTAAGTGGTACACGTACTGCTTTCACTATTTCTGCCAAGGGTGGTGCAGATAACAGCAAACTGACTGTATTCCAGGATCAAGTTGACAACGTATCACAATTGCCAACGCAATCGTTTGACGGACATATTGTTAAGATCATCAACACCGCTAGCGCAAACGACACGTACTACGCGAAGTTTGTTGCAGATGACGGTGTGTCAGGTACTGGTTTCTATGAAGAGACACGATCACCTGCTGTTTCTTCTGGTCTTGATAAGTCTACAGTACCTCACGAACTGATCAATACTGCAACTAACGCATTCACCTTCCGACAGATAAGCTACACTGATAGGTTAGTAGGTGATGACATAACTAATTCTCATCCCAGTTTTGTTGGCGAAAAAATTCAGCAGGCTTTTTTCCACAACAATCGCCTTGGCTTTCTGTCTAAAGACAATGTGTCTATGAGCCAGGCTGGTGAGTTCTTTAACTTCTACCACGTCAGTGCACAGACTGTTGTTGATGCTGACCCTGTTGACCTGAGCTGTTCGTCTATTAGACCTGCTGCACTGCACGCTGTCATTCCTACCACTCAGGGTTTGATTCTGTTTGCTCAGACGCAGCAGTTTATTATGTTCTCTGACACTGGTATCTTGACACCTACGTCAACCATTATCCGTGCTATCTCAAACTATGAGATGGACACTAAGGTTGATCCTGTTGATGTTGGACCGAACATTGCATTTATTAGTAAGACGCCAAGCTATACACGTACGTTTAGCATGGTGACACGTGGTCAAGAAGAAAATCCACAGGTCTTAGACATCGGTCGTGTTGTCAACGAATGGGTACCAGCAACGATCGACACGTTGATTGCTAGTCCACAAAACCAGTTCATTGCTATGTCTACACAGTCAAGCGATGAAATCTACTTGTTCCGTACGTACAACGACGGTGAAAAAAATGTAGTGCAAGCCTGGTTTGAATGGAAAGTACAAGGTAATGTACAAGGCATGGCGGTCGATAGTGACGACATGTACCTTGTTACCAAACAGGCCAGTCAGTTTACATTGACTAAAGCAAGTCTTAGTCAGTCACCCTCGCAGGCTATCATTGTCAACAACGATGGTCAGCGAGTCAATCCGTGTGTGGACCTGTATGCAACTGCATCGTCAGTTGTCTACGACTCTACCAATGAGTTGTCTAAGTGCTATCTGCCATTTAACAAAGTTACAGGTTTGACGCCTGTGCTTGTTATTAAAGGTAGTACAGCAGCAGGAAGTTTTGTTGAGTCTGGTTTTACTATCACACCGACGCAGGACACAGACGGTACTGGAGATCACTTTATTGTACCTAAGAAAGATCTGACCAGCGTTGCTAGTGACGTTATTGTTGGCTACAAATATACATTTGATGTAGAACTACCTAGAACTTACTTCAGACCTGACGACTCAATAACAGACTTCACTGCATCTCTTGTCATTGCACGTATGAAGTTTTCTGTCGGACTGTCAGGGGTTATGGGCTTCAAGCTAAAACAAACAGGTCGGATGCCGTACACCAAAAATTACACAGGTGACGGCACGACAACTGACTTTCCCTTCACATCTACAGAAGTAAACTTTGTTGACAGAAACCAAGTTAAGGTAAAAGTCAACGGCATTGCTGAAACAAATTTTACATTCCTTAGTGATACTGAAATTAGAATCACCACAGCACCGGCTGATGGTGCTGCAATCATGATTTACATTGATGAGTGGTACAACTTGAATCCTGAGATTTTAGCAAACACTTATCTTGCAAACGACGTTGCACTGGCTGAACAGAGTGTGTTCTCTATTGCAATCCATCAGCGCACTGATAACTTCTTCCTTAGAATTTTCAACGATTCTCCTTTCCCTGTTGCGCTGAACTCTATGATGTGGGAAGGAAACTATACACCTAGATTCTACAGGAGAAAACTGTAATTATGTTTGATACGGAACAAGGGTTCAACCCTAAAGGTTCTAGTTTAATTGACGAGCAACTTGCAGTATCAGGCGTCACCAATAATATCGGTGGATGGATTGCTGCAGGTGTTGGCCTTGTAAGTGGTATTTTCGGTGCTAGTTCTTCTAGGAGACAAGCAGAAAAACAAAACGAAGCAGTACAGCGTCAATACGAATACGACAAAGCAGCGTACAGTGCTCGTAACGAAAAACTAGAACAGGATCGTCAATTTACTATTGACACGATTGCGACAAAAGAGCGTAACGAACGACGTCTTGCTGCGTACCAAGATGCAGCAGCAGCACGTCGTTACAACTACGACATGATGATCCGCAATCGTGAGCAGGAATCATTAAATGCTCAGTTTGTACGATCTAATGAAATCTTCAATGAACAGATCAATTTGAATGAGCAGTCTGCACGTAATGCAGCTCGCAACGAATTGACAGCATTGATGGAGACACGTCAAAAACTTGCATTTGACAACCAAGAGTTGATCATTGAATCTCTACGTAATCGTGGTGCTGCTAGGGCACGTGGTGTCACTGGACGTAGTGCTGAAAAGGTTGCACAAAGCTACATGGCTGAGCTTGGTAGACAGCAATCTATTCTTGCTGAAACTGCTACAAGTGCAGCTCGTAGTACAAAGTCTGCAATGCGTGAAATTGCACAAGATAAGTTCTCGGCAGACCTTGCTGCGTACGCGCAGAAGATGTTGGAGCCTGGAACTTTGCCCGAACCTATTAAACCTATTGCTACTCCTGTAGCAGAGTTTATCTATCCGCGTGAACTTGAGCCCTTTGACTTTGGACCTGCTCCTGTCCTGGGTGCTATTCAGGATCCAGGTGCTGCCTTTGCTGGCAGTCTTGCAGCTAGCGTTGGCGGTATTGCAAGCTCTGCAATGGGTGCTTATATTGGAAGATAAGTAAATGACTTCAAGCTTTAGGGGATCTGCCGTACGCGGTAGGTTCCGTCGTCAAGATCGTGGCGATGCTGGCTTAGCTGAGCTGCGTCGTCGTGATCAACAAGTGATCGATTCACTCAAGCTGCAAGCAGCACGTACAGAACAACGAGACAAGAACTTTATCTCTAGCACGCGGCAAGCAAATGCTGTTGCTGCACAGAATGTACAAGAGGTAAAAGCTCTCGAAGATCAAATTTACAAAAACAAACAGCAAGCTATTTCAGAACGGGCTCAACAAGAGTATCGTAAATCAATAGCAGAAGCTAGACAACTTGAAAGGCAAGCACAACAGCTCGGACAATTTAGTCAAACGTTTGGCAGTGTAGCCGCACAAGCTGCTGTTAAACTTTACAAAGAAGCAGAAGAAACTAGAGAAGCAAAACAAAAACAGGCTGGTCAACAGGCTGTGACTGCAAGTGCACAAGCACTTAGCGATGCATTCCGTACAAATGATCAAGAACGTTTTGCACAAGCAGAAGCTGTGTCAGCTAATCCCGAGCTGCAACAGTATATTCTTGGTACATCAGCTAACGTAGACCGTTCAGTTGGATTCCAACGAGGTATTGTTCTTGGTCTCAACAAGCGTCTTGAGACTGAGTTCGGAACAGACCTAGAAAGCATTTTTGAGTCCAGAGGTATTTTTACACGTACAGATGCAGACTATAACCTCGGATTAAATACCTATATTGATACTGTCCTCGGTGCAAACGGACTGAAAGACAGCAAGCTGATTGAAGTTGAAAACTTCAAAATCGCTGCTACTTCTAAACTTCAAGCTTACAAAGCCAAGCAAAAACGCGCAAGTATTGTCGAACAAAACAACCGGCTTATCAACAGTCGTCTTGTAAACTGGCAGTCTGCAAGCACTATTGAAGCACGTAGAGAAGCTTGGGAGGCACTTGTCCGCACGTATGAAACTACACGTGACAAAGACGGTGTTCTTAGGTCAACTTCTGCTGCTGTAGGTCTTGCCTACAAAGACATCGCAGATCTACCTGACACTACTGACCAAGAGCTGCTTGACATCAAAGGTTACGACGGTCTTTCCTATAAGCCACAGCAAGGTAAACAACTCCCGCTTGGAGAACGTTTCCTGCGTCAGTTTCAGGAAGGTGATGATGCACGCGATGAACGCATCCAAAAACAAAACCGTGCAGTCAATGCACGTAACCGACGTGAAGACCTAGAAAACGCCTCTGATCTTGAGAACTGGGTCAACGGTGAAGGTCTGTATGCAGAGGGTCAAGAACGAGCTGATCAGAGCTGGGAGAGTCAAGGTTATAGCCAAGAGGCATTGCAAGAAAAACTTTCTTTTGCTAAGGCTAACGGGTTTACTGTATCGACTGACTTTTTGTCAGTACAACAAACTAGACTTGGTGACTTTAAAGAGTCAGAGATTACCCGCCAGCTTGAAGGCGCAAGTGCCTCCGGTGACTACAGCTATCTGAGGTATCTATACGACAATGCTCCGACTTCTATGCAGTCAGAGATCAAACGTAAGTACCTGCCAGAGATTGCAGATTGGGAGAAGCTCGGTGTCAGTGACACTGATCTGGAAAACCGATTGAAAGCAGCGTTGCGTCCAAAACTAAACGTGTTTTCTCTTGATAAAACACTGCATGAAAGTTTTCAGCCGACTGTTGATATTGCTGTTCAGCAGTTCTACCAAGAGTATCGCAAGGCGGAAGGCGACATAAACACTAGATTTGACAAAGCATTAGGAAGAGTGTTAGATGATATTGATGCTGGCAAAGGTAGCTATGGCGTTACTGAAGCTAACGACGCTAAGACAGATCAAGCTTTTTTTACTACGCAAGCTGTAACCGGTCGATCTCTTAAAGGGTTATTTTCGTCCTTTAACAAAAACAGTAATTTCAAAACTACACCTGCATTTACACGCGACACGTTTGAAACAATGGACGCATCTATATCTCAGGGCAACCCTGTGTACGCTACACGTGAAATGCGTGCATTAAGTCAGCAAACTGGCAGACCTATTTACGAAATCTTTAACGAGCACGCTGAAGCTTTTAATTCTAAAACTCGTATGCGTCCTAATGCAGCCGACATTTACGCTGCCCCTGTTGATGACTCACGTATGGGTCGCCTCAAAGAATACATGCTGAGAAGCGACTCTTTGGGTGAATTGTACCGCCTTGAAACTTACAGAATCCAAGCTAATGCCGGTGTACGTCCTACAACTCTTCCAATCCAAAGCACTCTTGAATCTGCTGAACTTGTTCAGCCACACACCAGCCCTACTACCGGTGATGGTTTCACTGTCATGATTGATGGGCAGCCTGCCAAAATGGGCAACAACGCAGACTTTGTTGTTGGTGAGAAGATGGCTCGTGCTTTGACCTCACTAATGCGTCAGTACCCTGATTTTAGAATCTCTGACATTAACAGCGGACAACGCACACCTGAACACAACGCGAAGGTTGGTGGTGTTGCTAATTCTGCACACCTGAGGGGTAACGCTATTGATGTGACTGTTGGTTCACCCACTTGGAATCTTCTTAAGAGACATGGTGGTGAGTATGGCATCAAACTGATTCCTTACTATAGTAACGGTGAACTTATCCAATGGCATTTTGAAATCCGATGAACGATCAATTTTACACAGTTCCTACAGAGGAGGATCTTACAGTTGAGCAAAAACTCGACTTACCAAAAACCTCTCCATTTTTTGAAGAGCCCTCTGCAGAAGAAATTGAAGCGGAAGGCGGACTTCAACCAATCACACGAGAAGAACAGGTTCAACAGAATCTAGGTAACAAAACACCACCTGAAAACCCATCAGAAATTGTATCTGAAAGTGAAGCTGCTAATGCTGCTGCCATTGGCGAAAAGCAGACTGTAACGCTGCCTCTCGATACTCGTGCCAAGCGTATGCAAATGTGGGACGAGATGCGTGAGTGGCGCGATATGGAGCCTGGTGAAGCTCGTGACAAAGCAGAAAGAAACTTTTACCAACGTTATTACGGAAAGGATGAAGGATACAAACCCAGAACATTCCAACAAGAAATTGGCGAACGACTTAAGACATACGACTCAGCAGCAAAAACTGTTTTAGGTATTGTTGCAGACCTGCCTATGGACATCATTGGCAATCTGCCTTTTGGTGCTGCATTAGATGATGCGTACGACGAAGCAACAAAACTAGACAACCCTGGACATCAATTTATTAGAGATGTAATGGGTCTTGTCGTGCCATCTATGGTTGCAGGAAGCGGCATTGCTAGTGGTATTGGCATGTCAAAACTCAACCGTATTGAAAAGTTTTTAAGTGCTGCTGGTTTGACAACTGGTGCTGATTTGTTTATCACAGCAATGAGCGACCAGAGCGAGGATGACAATGCATTCCGTGCATTGCAAGACCTTGCACCTAGCGTGTTCGGTGAAAAAGGACTGCTACCTATTCCCGATTCTTTGGTAACTCTTGACACTGACACAGCAGAAGTACGTCGTCAAAAAAACCTGTACTCTGATGGCTTGCTTTCTGTTGTTGGTAACATTATTGGTTATGCTGGCTACCTAAAAGGTGGTAGAAAACCAAAACTAGATTTTGTCGAACCTCTAGACGACACTGCACAGCAGTACGTTGCACGTGAGACGGCACGCACTTCTGACACCAACATTCTGGTAGAGATTGCAGAAATCGACGAAGTTCTTAAAACTGGCAGAGGTGACAAAAAGTTTATCCAGTCGCTAAAAGATAAGCGTGCTGAACTGATGAAAAAGGTTGACAGCTACGAAAGCCTTGACGATTACCTTCGTGCAGTAGAAGAGGACGTCGCAGCACAGACACACAACGCTGGTGTCAACAAAGCTGCACGTGACCCTGACAATGTTGATTTCGATCCAGATGTCAGCCCTGGCTTTGTCAACGATCAAGCTATGGGTAAGCAGTTTGACGAAGCAGGCCAAGAAGCCCGCAATATGGGTGAAGCTGCGCGTATTAACCGTGGGGAAGTAGTTGGTGACCCGCCACCAGCAATTACACGACACGCTTTGGCTGCTGCAGATGGTGCAGGTAAAGATGCCCGTGACCTTGTAGTTGACTTTGCAGAGCGTGCTAACAGAGTTGGTGACTTTGAATACAAAGTCGGTAATTTTAGGATGAGGCGATCTGAGCTTGACGCTGACGCTATTGCTTATTACAAGCGCATGATGAGTGCAAACTCTGTGGATGAAATTCGTGATTTCATGCACACCAAACGTTCTGTGATCCAACTAACTGACGACTATGCGGAAGAGATTGCAACGGAAGGTCAGGTACGTGCTGCGTACTTTGCCTACATGGACCTTTATAACCAATTTATTGGTGAAGAAGTCTTGGCAGCGTCATCTCGTGCTATGCAAACTGCAGGTGCTGAGCTAGCTACACAAGCCGAAGGTCTGCGTCGTTTTGACTATGCAAACGACACCTTGATGACACGTGACCTAATGCTGAAAAAAGCTGCATTTCTATATGAAGAGGTGCGTCTGAACCAGTACGTGTCAGGTAATATGTTGCAAATGAAGAACTTTGACCCTAAAGATGGGGTTACAAATGCTGAGCAGTTTGCAACGATCTTGGAAGAATTTAAAGAAGGTCGTCGTCGGATTAGTCAAGAAGCTAAAACATTTAGCGAAAACCTTGCTGAGCTTGCTCGTGAAAACCCAGCAGCAATGATGCCGTTGTTCAAGGCTTTTGAACTTACTAACGGTGAAGTTGATAGTCTCGAAAAACTCCTTGCGTATGCACAAAAGCAACTTTCGTTCCGACGTGCATTTATTGTCAACCGTGACACACAAGGTGCAACTTACTTCGGACAAGGTTTGTCAGCCACATTGTACGCTAGCAAACTTGCAGGTCGTGCAATTATCAACGCATTCAAAGGCAACACGATTGAACTGTTGCGTAAACCTATCAATGCAGGTCTAGGACATGGTGTTGCAGCTATGGCTGGTGACCCTAAAGCTATTGAGCGGTTCGCTTATTACTACGCAGCCAGTTACGAAACAGCCAAACGTGCTGTAGTTGACGGCTTTAGTCTTATCAAAAAGGGTTTTATGAACCCTGATGAGTTTAAGGATTTCATTCGTAAGGACTTCCAAAAACACGCTGACGACAAGACTAAGATCTTTGACATGCTTGCACCGACCTTAAAAGCGGAAGGAAAGTATGGCGAGCTTATGAAACTGCGTATGGCGCAGGCTATGCATTTGTTTGGCAACAGCAGGTTCGGTCGTGCAACACAGATTGGTATGTCTGGTATTGACCAAGGCACCAATGTGTATCTTGCCACGTTGACTGCACGCATTCGTGCCTACGACAACGTTTTTAGCAAGTTTGGTTACGTTGACGAAAAAGCTCTGCGTGAAGCTGAGCATGAGGTTTTCAAGAGCATGTTTGACAGCAGGGGTGTTTTGCTTGACAAAGCAGCTAAAAATGCCGCTGGTGAGATTGCACTCAACCTTGACGACAAAGCCGCTGCTCTCGCAAACAACGCTATTGATCAATATCCATTCCTGCGTAACTTTATGTACTTCCCAACTTCAAGCACTAATGCTTTGAAGTTAGAAGCATCATACTCACCTTTGGCTGCGCTGCCCGGTATTACAAAACAAGGTGATGTAATTTGGGCAAGAAGCGATGATGACATTAGGAAGGCACTAGCTAAGCACGACGTTGATTTTGACAAAGACCCTAATGCACGTGCAATCTTTCAAAACCTGAAGAGGGAGTACATTGGACGTTTAGCTTTCAGTGGACTGTTTTATCAATCTATGTGGGGCTTTGCAGCGTCTGGAAACATTCGTGGATCTGGTCACTACAATTCCGCACGTCGTTACAGAGAACGTCAAGATGGATACGTACCGAAAACTATCTACCTTGGTGGTAAATGGTACAGCTACAAAGGTATTCCTGGTGTAGATCCACTTCTGACTTTGCTTGGTGATCTGGCTTATTACGCTGGTGATGCTGACGAAGCAATGATGGATAATATCGGCAGAAAAATTCAGTGGACTTTGACATCTATGTATTCTGACATGGTTCTCCTTACAGGTTTGGAACCAATTGTCAAGATGCTTGGTGGTGATGACACTGGAATGATTCGACTGTTGTCAGGCACTGTAAGTAACTACGTACCGATGGGATCTGGCATTAACATGGTTACTAAGATGTTCGACAGCACTGTCAAGAACATCCACAATGATTTTGTCGGACAGATCCAAAGCCGGTTCCCAGTTGTCAGTAAAGACCTTCCTATGGTCATTGACTCTTGGACTGGACAACCTGTTGGACATATTGACAACCCCTGGATGCGTGCATTCAATGCTGTCAGCCCGTTTCCAATGATTGACGGACCTGAACCTTGGCGTGAAAAACTAAACACTTCCGGTTGGAGAGGTCTCAGCGCATTGAAGAGAGATTCTACTGGTTCTGTGGAATACAGTCCAGAAGAATTCGAGTTTATCCAACGTCATTTTGGCTCACAACAACGTTGGAAACAAATGGAGAAGATCCTAGATAAGCCTAAATATAAGTACATTCTAGGTAAAATTAGAGCACACCGTGCTGTTGGTGCAGACGTTGGTCTAGATGACCATGCTCTTGACGAACAAAAAACTTCACTGTACAGAGAAATGGACAGGGTTGTAAAAGAGGGTCAGCTCATTGCTGAACAAGCCCTTCTCGACATTCGCCCTGATCTTGTGCAATCCATCCGTAATAAACAGCTAATCGATCTAGCAACTAAGCGTAACGACATTGATGAAGTCACTAGGCTGCAAGGTGTCGAACGTCAACGGCAAGAGCAAAACAAAGGAGCAATCGAAAGGTTCTCACAAACCTATCGTACATACTTTGATAACTAACAGATACTAACATGCAATGGCTGTAACCCAAAATTCATTCACAGGGAATGGTTCCACCACCAACTTCTCTTTTACATTTCCATATATTAAAACCGCCGACGTCAAAGCTAAAATCGACGGCGTAAATACAACCGCATTTACTCTAGCCAACGCAACTACTGTTTCTTTCACTACGGCTCCGTCTAACGGGGCCAACGTGATTATCTTCCGCGATACTGACAACGACGAAAAGACGGCAACGTTCTTTGCTGGCTCGGCTGTCAAAGCAGAAGACTTGAACAACAACTTTGACCAAGTGTTGTTTACTGCACAAGAGGTTGACAACAACGCTTTGCAGACCCTTGGTGGCACCATGTCTGGTGATCTGAACTTTGGTCAGAACGCTGACATTGTATTTGAAGGTCAGACTGATAACGCAAACGAAACAACTCTTACGGTCACTGATCCTACTGCTGACCGTACGATCACCTTGCCTGACGTAACTGGCACTGTCGTTACTACTGGTGACACAGGTACTGTTGCCACTGGCATGATTGCTGACTCTGCAATTACCAGCGCAAAAATTTCTGACGGTACTATTGCTACAGGCGACATTGCAGATGACGCAGTAACTACTGCAAAGATTGCTGATGCAAACGTCACGACTGCTTCGCTTGCAGACACGAGTGTGACAACTGCAAAGCTTGCTAGCGATGCTGTTACCACGGCTAAGATTACTGATGCCAACGTAACTACCGCTAAGATTGCAAACGATGCAATTACTGCCGCAAAAATTGCAGCAGATGCTGTTGGATCTAGCGAGATTGCAGCTAATGCAGTCACTTCGAGTGAGCTAGCTGACGCTTCTGTCGATACTGCAGCCATTGTTGACGCAAATGTCACCACTGCAAAGGTGGCTGACTCTGCAATCACCACTGCAAAGATCAACGACAGCGCCATTACTAGCGCAAAGATTGGTGCAAACCAAGTTGTTGAAGGTAAAATTGCAGATAATGCAGTTACTACCAGCAAAATTCCTGATAGTGGTGTAACTACGCCTAAGATTGCTGACAATGCTGTCACAAACGTCAAGCTTGCTGATGCTGAGCTGCGTGAACTGGCAACTATGGGGTCTACTACTGCGTCTGCACTGGCTGATCTTACGCAAGCTGAGGTTCAGATCCTAGATGGTGCGACTGTTAGCACCAACGAACTCAATATCTTGGATGGTGTCACTGCTAATGCAACTGAAATCAACCAACTCGACGGTAATACGCTGACTAATAGCTTCACTGCTAGCAGCACAACCCAATATCCGTCGTCTAATGCCATCAGCGGCTACGTTCTTGGCCTGATGGACAACCTTGGTGGCTTTGTTGCCATCGCAAACGAAAACAGTTTCCCCACTACCAACCCTGATCCATCTGATGATGCAGGCACTGTTGTGTCTATCTCTGATGCAGGTGGTCTGGTAGTCAGTGCATCTGGAACTGCGAGTGGTCAAACGACTGGTGGCACTGCTGTGACCATCACTGGCTTCCCGTCTGCATTGCAAAGCAGCACTCTTCCTGCAGGTCAAGGCTTGCAAGTTGTCTCTACTTCCACGCTCAACACCTATACGTACCACAAAGTCCTTGGTACAGACGCTGACATTGCACAACTGAACGATGATGTCAACGATTTCTTTGCCCGGTATCGTATTGGTTCGACCAATCCTACCACAGATCTAGACGCTGGTGACCTGTTCTTTAACACGTCCACTGGCAAGATGCTGGTATATGACGCCACTGTGACTGCATGGGAAGAAGTACAAGCTGTTGGTAACTACTTTATCAACACTCTAAGCTCCTCAGGCGGCACTGGAGGCGGCTCAGCGACGTTTAACGGCTCTGCTTATAGGTTTACCCTCAGCAACCCTGGAAGTGTCGCACAGCAGCATATTGTAAGCATTAACGGTGTCATTCAAAAGCCCAACAGTGGCACGTCACAACCGTCTGAAGGCTTTGCTATTGACAATGCTGACATCATTCTTGCTGCAGCTCCTGCTACTGGCTCTGAGTTCTTTATTGTTACTGTAGGTACTTCTGTCAACATCGGTACACCTAGCAACAACACCATCAATAATGCGATGGTTAAGGCTGATGCAGCCATTGCTGGCACCAAAATCAGCCCGGACTTTGGCAGTCAGAATGTTGTAACAACTGGAAATGTTGGCATTGGAGATACCAGCCCATCAGCCAAGTTAGAAATCAGAGGGGCAAGCACGGTCGGCACTAATACAGGACATATTGTTTTGTCTGGCGACAGTGCAATAGTTGGTCAAGGACCGCAGATTGTATTTAGCGAATCAGGTTCCGGATCTTCTGTCGCTGGTGCGTATATAGGGCACGGCAGAGAAGGTTCAAATAGTATTGGTTTTCTGTCTTTTGGTACGCGGTCAAGTTCTGACGCCAATGACACACCAGCCGAGCGGATGCGAATCAACAGCTCGGGCAACGTTGGCATTGGAACGTCGTCGCCGTCTAGGGCATTACATGTCAATTCAGGAGCAACAAACGAAG